CTGTTCTGTCTATCTGTTGTGGCCATTGTAATTACAACGGTATTTATGTGTTAGGAAATGTGCGTATATTAAGATAGACGCAGTAGTGAGTTCTCGTCGAAGTTGAATCGCAGTTTCTCGGTGATGTTCAGTGGCACATAGGTTATTGTGGCCTGTATGGCTATGCCCTTGTCCGCTTCCGTGACCAAGATCTCTTCTGTGCTGATACGTGGATCTGCGTTCAAATTGGCAGTGATGTCCTCTACAATGGCGTCTTTGAGTTGCTCTGTGAATGGCTCAAATATGGCGTCATATATGATGGTGCCGAACTCCGGGTTCTCGACCCTCTCCCCCTTACGCACCGATAACCTGTTGATCAGGTCCTGCTTGGCCACCTCGAAGTCATACAGTTTGAAGTTCTGTTTGTCCGCACGTGAACTGAAACCCTTGAAGGTCACCGTTTTGTTTGATAGGTCTCCTGATCCTGAATCTCCGTATGCCATATGCTTTATTTACTCTATGCTCTATCGTCCTTGTCTCTGCCGCCCGCTGGTCTTGTGTAAGGCTCGTGTGTCACAAAGCCTTCGACAGTGGTTTTAACTTTTACTTTCTCGTAGTTGACTTTGCCATTTACCATAGGTTGTTGTGCGATCACATCTTGTTTTTTTGTTTCCTTTATTCCTACTTTGACGCTTGTTGGCTTCAACCAACCAGGTCCCATAACAGCTCTTGGACCAACAGAGTTCAAATGAACTTGACTGCCACTCGCTAAATCAATCCTCCCGTCCGCACTATGGAACTGTATGCCTTTGCTGTGGGAAGTAATGCCGTCCCTGGCAAAATGTCTAACACTGCCTTTCTGAGATGCGTTCAATATTCCAGACTCTCCCATCACGTACACATATTTCTCAGCGTTTAGCACTACATTCTCTTCAGCGGTAAATTTAATTTTTTTTCCTGCATGGAAGTTAATATTATCATCTGCGTGTAGATTGAAATCTCCCTCTGCCCGTATGTCTATGCCCTTGTCGGAATATATGCTGATCTTTCCATTCTTGTCCATCTCTATCCATGCTTTGCCTGAACCGTTGGCTAGATAGACCACTCCCTCTGTATCGTGCATCAGGAGTTGGTGTCCGGAGGCTGTACGTAATCTTGTGAGTTGGTTCGTGCCATCTTCAGCACCATCATCCATCACGAAACTGTGTCCGGTCTCCCTGTCTACCCTCACCGGTGCACCGTCTAGTCCTATATTTTTTGTCCTACTGTCTGCTCTGATTCTGCCCGGTGTGTTCCATCCAAAAACTTGGCTGGGAGATTCCCTACGTGCTGACGATGATGTGGTTCCCCTGACCTGATCCTGTATCAGTCCTTGGGAAGTCATCTGATTTGCTAAGATATCGTTGATGGGATAATTCCATTTGCTGGCACTAGAGACAGTTTCACCTGCGTCAAATAATTTACGATTTTTCTCACCGGCCGGTAATACGTCTGTTCCGTAAATTTGTTGCTTGTTCTGTGAGAAATCCGTACCGTCCGCGGCCACTCGTGTTTTATCTGTGGCACCATTTCCCGGTACCATCTGGTTCGTCATGGGGTCCTGTACACAACCCATCCAAAATGCCGAGTTCGCCAGGTTGTCACCCTTGGCGAAGATCACCAACACTGTGGTGTCTATGTCGGGTGGCACCGCCCACATTCCGTATGATTGTTGTGTGTCCTTGAAACTGTAGGGGTCTGTGTTTGATGTCGCACCCAGGCTCTTCACACCATAGAAGGGCGACAGGTACTGGCACCAAGTGATCTGATTTGGTTTTGGATTGAGGGTATTAGTAAGTGCTGTAATATTCACTCCCAACCTACCCATGCGCAATGGGTCCGCTGTGGTCTTGACCGTGGCAATGTATGGGCCCGGATCACTATCAATGTACTTCTCATTGAAATCCTTCTGGTTGTCCTGTGAATCCGTGAATCCCCTAGAATCAAAATATGCCATTACCTGTTCATTCCCCTAAGATTTGTTTTTTTAATTACCTTGTTGATTTCTGTGGTTGCCTTGGTCTTGATATTCTCTTGTATTTTTTGTCTTGTCCTGGTGCCGTTGATGGCGTTTGTGCCTGCTTCCTCAGATAGGAGGTCCGTTCCTCTTCGAGCAGAATTAACAAGATCTATTGGCAAGGCTTCTCCTGATTGGTTGTTCAGTCTCACGCATGTGAGTGTTTGTAGGAACTGCCCTTGGTCCATCCTGCTGTCTATCTTGACCACCTGGTACACCCCGCTGAAAAATAGATTCTCGTCCCTGAACAGTTTCTTGCCACTGAACATTGTGCCTTGCCTTTCATCTATGTCATCTGGTAACCTGTATCTTAGGTTAATGCATGGCATGAACTGGTCTGCGTTGAAACTGTGATTCTGCTGATCAAAAACTTCTCCCTTGTTACCAAAGATCTTGTCATCCTGCGCATCTGTGACCGGCATGTAAACGTCCTGGCAGATGTAGGCGGGATCGCCCAGTATGTCCAACTCGATCTTCATCATGTCCGCTTCAGGGTTTGTGAGGTAATCATAGAACTCCTGGGATTTGAGGTTCTCGAGATTAGTTGTCTCCGTGGTGCTCCTGCCCTTGAGTATAGAAGGGTACTGTCGCAAAGGCAGTGTGGGCTCGGGATCCTTCTCCTGTCCGAATGCCTCTAGTATGGTCTGTTTGATGTCCTGTAGCACACCGGTCTCCGTGGTGCTCTTGGCCTCCCTCACATTACGCATGTAATAGGCTGTCTTGTAGTTGATCCTCAAACCTTGGACATCTAGGTTGTCACCGGTGTAGAGGTAATTGTATTCTTTTCTCACGTACTTGCTCCAGTCCGCCTTCACGCTCATGCCGGCCCCCATCAGTTTCAGCACGTGTATCCTGTAGGGAACGGCTCGATAGATGATTTTCTTTGGATGCATCTTGGTGATGTTGTCAAACCTCGTGGTGTCGGTCTGCACCGTGGACTTGATCTTGAACCATGGTATGTACGGATCAGAGGCTATCTTGTTGGCGAATTCCTTGCTACGTAGAACCTGCTTTATGGAATCGGGGGTCTCGGCCGACACTGTGTAACCCAGGCTCTGCAGGTAACCTTCCCAGAAGTTCTGTACCAGGCTGATGTATCCAAAGGACTGCCTAACCGCGTCCTCGAAGAATTTCGTGAGGCTGGTGAAACTGGTGGCCTTGGCATAGCTCTTGAACTGCTTGGCATCGCTGTTGGCGAAATACGAAAAAGGACCGGCGGCATAATCCTCCACCTGGGAGGTAGTGTTTATGGAATCTGCTTCGGACTGATACACCCCTCCGTTCTTGATCACCTCTGGATCTATCTTGAAAACGTATTCGTCCTTGAATTCTCGTTTCTTCTCATCGATCTCTTGTTGCATCTGTGTGTCTAACTGTTCCTGTACCTTGAGCGTCCATGCTAGGGCGTTATTGGTCGCGACCGGTAGATCTGTCCTAGGGAACTTGAACCTGTCATCGAACGCTATGTCCGTGTATGGCACGGCCACCACGTTGTACTTGGCACCTCCCTCGTTGACGTCAAAATCCACACGGGCTATCAAGATAGGTATCCTCCTGCGAAGTCCACCGGCATCTTTGATGTTGAAAGCGAGTGGTCTCCCGTGTTCGTCGAACCCTTTGAAGTCTATGGTCAACAGCAGGGGTGCGTCCTGGTAATCCTGGAACCCGTTCAGTGCCGTGGCGGCCCTGATCTTTTCTATCAGCGTGATGCCGAATGGTTCGTGTATTTCAAACTCCATCTTGGTGAAGTTGGCGAGATTTCTCTCGTTGTTGGGTCCTACCGTGGATGTTATGTTCACGTTCTCTATGAACATGTCATGGCTTCTCTTCAGTATACTGATGCTGTCCTGGTACTTGCCTGTAAAGTCCTTGTAGGCGTCCCTGACTATCTTGTCGTCTGCATTGGTACCACCTGTGCCGGCAAATGGATCCCCACCACTGCTGACGTTGGCGTTTCCGATCCCGCCGGTACGTGCTATGATGTCATGGGGCGAGTTGGTGAGGAAACTATGATCCCTTATCTCTGTTTCCCTCAGTCCGCTCAGCGTGAAGATGGTGTTGTACGTCGCGACATTGTGTAATGGATTGATTTCCTTATTGCTGGATGCCATTTTATATTCCTAGGTCTGCATTGACGTTGGCCTGTTTTGGCAACTGTATGGTCACTCCCGGTCTGAAATCGTATATGGGGTCCTCTATCTGGTCTGGATTACGTTGTGCGAACACCCACCATAATCGGGGTGTGCCGTACAGGTCATAGGCCAACAGGTCTGGCCTGTATGCGTATGTCCTCTCTATGGTGTAACTCTGGTCATCATCCTCCGCCGTTATAGGCCTCGGTACGAACGTCTCTAGGTTGACTTCGTTCTGCGGTGTGGCGAAATACGGCGATGTGGAAGAATACTTGGCCATTAGATGAATCCTATCTCGTCTGTGCCTTTACCGTTCAACTGGCCACGTGCGAATTCTGACAGTGAGAAATTCTTGATGGACTCCCTGCTGTACACCGGTGTTACTAACACTGAAATGTTTGACAGTGTGGGTGCCCAGGTTTGATCTGCAGAGTCAAGGTCAAAATCCTGTACATTAGATCTATAAACTTCTGATTGTTTTGTTGAAATGTAGTCTATGCCCGGTCTGAGCTCCACGTTGAACGTGTTCACTATCACCGGCACTTTCTGGAACATGTGGTCACCGTAACCTGACATGTGCATGATCGGTGGTGGATTGCCTTTCAATGCCTGTTCCTTGCCGAAGTACATCTTGGTTATGGTCCTCAGGAAGTTCACGGTCGCCACCCAGTGCTTGGCGTCATCTGAATTCTGCACGGGGAACTCTCCGATTATGTTCATGGAGTCCACCTGTGAGTTCTGGTAAGCCTGGAATGGGTAGTTGCTGTGTGTCTGCGATAATGGATTGTAGTTGGCCGAATGCTGTATCACCACCGCTGGTGTCAATGGCCAGAATATGCCACGTGAAGGCACCAATGGCGCCATTAATTCGTTGTTGGCCAGTATGGAGTCGTAGACCGCGTCTGCGCCGTTTGGTATCTGTAGTCTCACACGCCAGTCGGTCTTGTCCGAACGTCCGGACCATTTGGCCCTGGCGTTGACGATCCTGGAATCCGTGGAAATACCAGCACCCGTGA